CTAATACCTCAGGGGTCGGATTACGTATTTTATATGGCCTATTATCTATTATAATATTTATTAGTCCATCTGTTAAAACTTCTGCAGATGAGTTAGGATTTAAACTAAGTGAATCGTCAGTTGCAGTAGCGGCAGTAGCGGCAGCATCAGCATCTGCAGCAGCAGCAGCAGCAGTAGCGCTAGCAGTTGCAGCAGCCGCCGCTATATCTTCATCAGTAGAACTATCAGCTCTTGCAGAAGTAGTGACATCAACAACAGTAGCAGCAGGACCAGTAGCAGGATCAGTAGCAGGACCAGTAGCAGGACCAGTAGCAGGACCAGTAGCAGGACTAGTAGCAGGACTAGTAGCAGGATCAGTAGCAGGACCAGTAGCAGGACCAGTAGCAGGACCAGTAGCAGGACCAGTAGCAGGACCAGTAGTAAGAGGTAAAGCACTGGGCATAACACCTTGACTAGAAGATATAGGTTTAACTCCTTGATCATCAACACCAGTAGCATATCCAGTAACCTTAGGATTACTTATAGATTCCCTTATTCTTACAGTTTCGCTAATAGGAGGAACTTTTGCAACAATTCCTTCATTAGTCGTAGATTGTTCCACTTGATCAGGAATAGGATTTAGTGTTGTGGCACTAGATAAATGTTCTCGCCCACGCCTCACACTTGGCCTAACCCCAGTAACCCCAGGAGCCCATCCTGTTTGCCTTTCACTTTCTCTAGCTCCACCATCCATGGTATCCGAATTCTCATATACGATTTGTGTAACCCAGCCGGGAATTGCCTTGAATGATATATCATCTGTAATATTTTTCTTATCAAAATCTTTTTCACGGTGTTTAATCGCCTTTGGATAATGAAATTCTATATTAAATATGGATTCACTAGTTTCAGCCTCAGATCCCTTAGAATAAGGAACTTTTAGAGTCTCAACTTTCAAGCTATCTAATTTTCTTGAAGAACTATGATAAACATTTTCTTCTTCGGGAATAAATCCTAGTGCTACCTGCTTACTGGTATGTGGCATTGCATGTAATAAGATTCCATTAAGAGATGCTAATTCCGTTTCTTTTTCATAAACATACACTACGTGACCTGGATATGATGAAATCAATGAACTAATACCTGCTTCAATTAATGCATTTGGCTTATTGTCTAGCAATGGTCCCATAAAAATTACGTGATTAGATGGTCCAGATTCAATAAGCTTACTTGTCCATGCAAATACATTGCTAGCAGCAGCCTCATCACCTCGTAAAGGAGCTACAACGTATGTTGGGCATTCAATTACATTTAATTTTCCAACTATAATATGCAAGTCTTGCCTTGATTTTCTACGTGAAGGAATATTTGGACCTAGTATATGTTTCCATGTTGATTGAAATTTCTTTAGTTTAGTATGATTTACGGTTGGTTTATATTCATTATCTTCTTGTATTAAAATGGGTAGAGATTGCCATACTTCTGATACAGTATTAGCTCCTCCGCCCTGCACAGGCATTATTTGTGCACTAGGGTTATCCGGAAGAAGGCTCACACGTGGATCATGACCACCTGAGAACATATCTATTTTAGAGCAAGACTTAAGAAATCAGTAAAACAACATACTATATGGATCCTATTGTAGCAAAGCAAGAACCCTTAGGACAAGCCTTAGGACAAGCCTTAGGTGAAGCTATAGAGAGCACTCTACCTGATTCACAGACTAGGAAACGCAAGATTCATTGCAAACAAGAACTAATTATTATGAGCCTTCAGACATTCTATTCTCAAAGGACTGATTTAACAGAAATCATGGAATTATTACAGGGAACCAGTATAATAAGCTTGAGGCTCATAGATTGGTTTGTTACTAATTATGCAAAGAGGCATACAATTGGTTATATTCTTGGGGGTCAGGAATTCATGGTATATATGAGCTATAAGAGTCAATTGAAAGCATATTCTAAAAAACTCTTTGACCCATTTTGTAGAAGAGAGCGTATTATGTTCTCGCTTCCTGGAACTGAGCAATTTATCACAACAGTGGGTAAGTTAAATTTCTTTCGTTGGGCAATTGAGAAAAATGTAATTGAATATTTGAAGAAGCATCGTGAGACTGTGGAGGCTGAGATGAATACTCATATGAAGCAGCTAAGTAGATCTCGGTCAACGCGTAATACCACGAATTCTTCTAATGAGACTGAGGTAACTAGTAAGAGAGTGAGGACTGCATTTCAAACATCGCCACCTCAAACCTTGTGTAGGCGGGATGTTGAGATTAATGTTGGGTTCGATTAGTGGCTTTTTGAAAAAAAGCCAGCAAAAACCCCATGGCTTCCCAGCAAACCCATGGCTTCCCAGCAAACCCATGGCTTCCCAGCAAACCCATGGCCTCCCAGCAAAAACCTCAACCCAATTAGAATGGACGATACTAACATTGAGCCAACAATTACATGGAATGATTCTTTAGAAGTTCTAGTAGCCGAAGAAGCCGAGAGAAGTGCGGGATTATCCTGGCTTCACACAGAATGTGAAAAGTATTTCTCAGTCCACACAAATTGCATTGCCCTTCCGGTAATTATTCTTAGCACGGTAAATGGATTCTTATCTGGTAGTTCTCAGACAATTTTTACGAATCCCCAGGTATCCTCAATTGCCCTCGGTGTAGTGAGTTTATTCACTGGCGTCTTATCAACTCTGGGCTCCTACTTTGCATGGGCTAAGAGAACAGAAGCCCATCGTATTTCTTCAATTCAATATCAGAAAATCTCCAAGTTTCTTGCGATTGAATTAAGTTTACCCAAGGCCGAGCGTGTTGCGGCGAAGGATATTCTAAAAATTACAAGGGACCAGATTGAACGACTCATGGAGATTTCACCGGCAGTTCCGGAATCCATCTTGACTAAGTATAAGTTAAAATTCAAGGATGTTGAGAATGTTGCTCATCCAGAAATGATACAGGGTCTGAAAAAGGTTGTTATTAACAAATATGAGGATGTGCAAATGGTTGTAAGTGAAGGTGGAGTAAAAATAAATTATGCTATTACTAACGGTTCTAATGCTAATGCAAATGCATCAGCTGGGCGTAAGTAGGTATTGTGATATACTTGAGATAATTAGTGTTGATATTGTATCTAGATTAAATGGACATTCGGTTGATATTATTTGTATGGGTTTAAGATCAGGTTTCAGCTGAGCTACAGACTCAAGCGGAGCTACAGGCTCAAGCTCAAGCGGAGCTACAGCTACATTTACAGATTTCCGTTTTATTATCAGCACATCTTTCTTAATCCCCGTCAATGCTTCCACTTGATCATAAGGCAATTGTTCATTGAAATACAATTTAGCCGCAATTGATTTCAGCTTAGTCTCTATATTCCCAACTGTCCTTTTTTGAATACGTGCAATATCCTCTATTTTCTTTTTAGAGCTTGTGTATTTTAATAATAACTGAGTGTCATTATCTGTCCAAACTCTTGAATTAAACATTATTTATATGTGGTATTTATAATATCACATATAAATTATTCAAATTTTAGGCCTTCAATTAACCTATACAGAACTGTGGATTAATAAGCCAGTTTTCCTTATATTCATCTTCAGTCATGATACTAACTCTAATTCCATTAAAACTAGAATGCCATGGATATTTTACAGATTCTGTCTTTATTAATGATTCAGTTTTATTTGCACCAGGCATTTGCGTAACTAGACGAAAGTTACGTGACTGCACTTTTCCAGGAAGATGCACTGAAATCTCTGCACTATCATTTGCAACTGGTAAATTATTTTCACTTATAATTATAAAATGAAGTAGGTTATCTCGTAATAAAAAAACAACTCTATCATCTATTGGATATGAAAGTTCTATATATGGATTTGTATTCTTTACATGCTGCAATTCAATGGAATCAGAAAGAACTAGATTAGAATACAATTCGTGCTCTTTATTACCATAAAAAACGGTAATTCCCTTGGCTACTTTGGCTGGCGGATTATGTGAATCTATGTAATATTTTGCCATCATTAATCCCATCTACGTATTTTTAGTCCAAATTATTTAGACCGGGACTTTTTATCAGCAATTAATTTAAGGACTAGTCTTGTTGAAGAGCCAGGCTTGGGCAATGGGGGAATTGGTGTTATAGGTAGGGGTGCAGTTCTGTACTGGCCAATTGGGGTCCATTTCCCAGGTGAAATCCAGGTCATTTCTACACAGTATGTGTTATAATAATAAATAAATACAGCGCAAAAAATAAGAAGACAGAAAATAAGATGCGTTGTGGATCGTAATATACTATATTAATATTTTGAACGAACCTTACTTGTATTTCATTCTCATGTTCTCTAGGTTCGTTTGTCAAAGTATCTCTGCAATATAGGCAGTCGCCAGACCATGGTTCCCAGCATGATTGGTGCACTATGAGAGCACAGTTACAAGGTAATTCGGGAACAAATGCAAAATCTTCTGTAAATTCTTCAAGACATATAGGGCACTGGGCCATGACTGCTCTTTATTAAGTAAAAAATATTATGGTATATCGCATATGTCATATGTGATCTGTAAATCCGTGTTTATATTATTACCTTTTATACGTATTCTTACGTTTTTTAGTTTTTTTAGATTTTTTCCTAGAAATATTTCCTCCTCCTTGATTTTCCCTGGGCTGGGTTCTAGCTGTAGCAGTGCCAGTAGCAGTGCCAGTAGCAGTGCCAGTAGCAGTGCCAGTAGCAGTGCCAGTGCCAGTGCCAGTAGCACAAGCGCTAGTTAATTTCACTCGTGTATCTGAATTATCAAATAATGGCGATATAAAATATTTATTAGATACACCGTCAGCAGGAATTTCAATATTTCTTTTCATAAAAATATTCCTATAGTTAATATATTCTTCATTACTTAGTTTTCCTTCGATAACTAGATTTCGAAGTTCATCAGGATATAAATATGCCTTACAATGTTCAGGGCTATGTTCATTAAATCCATTGGATGGACACTGAACTCGTTTTAACTTTATATATTCCTTTAAATTTTCAAAACTGATATCGCCATGTTCTCTTATAGGATATCCTGGTATATTTTCTCTGTGCTTAAATTTAAGAAATGTTACAGAATCATCCATGGTTTGAGTATTTTCCTTTGGTTCTGCAAGAATATCCAGTGTTATATATAGATTATTAGTTGAAGTATCTTCTAACTTTCTTAGATTAGGAACTGAGGTAGCCTTAATTCCAGATGGATATAATATAGTATCTTCAATATCAGGAAATTGGCTCAGCAATGCATCAGGTATAAATTTCTTCGTTTTTAGAAGTTCTTCTCTAAACTTCATACTAGCATTACGATCAAAGGGAAAATTTCTAGCAAAGTCTGTAATATCTTTCCAGACAGAATTAAATGTCTTAGTAGACCCTGGATTCTGAGATACAGCGGACTTTTGTAACTCAGCGAACATTTCTATTATCTTAAATAATCGATAATATTTAGAAGCATCTGCACCTTTATGTAGATCACAATCACATTGATAATTTCCATTACACCCATAACGGCATTTGTATACTTTTGTTTTTTCAGCACATCGTGCACAACATTCTAAATTAGAATCGTATAAATTGTCTGGATTATACCCTGGGGGTATTCCACCAATTACAGCATAGTTTGCACGAGCCCTTTGATATATATCTCCACATGCATGACCTGATACATGATCGCATGCGGATGGACGAAACCCAACATTAACTAAGCAAGAAATACAGTATATTTGATTATGCGGATCATTGAATTCTCCTGTTTTCGGATCAAAATGTTTATCTACTAGTGAATTTATCCAGCCTAGTGTAACACCATTCCATAGAATCATATCAATATCAATTGCTTTAACAGGACCATACATATTTTTAGCCCAGTACTTAGAAGCATAATGTTCTGGAAGGAACCCACCATTATTTTTTATTGTTAAACAGATACCAGGTAATTTTACTATGTATCCAACAACTTCATTACTACATAATTGTTTTACTTCCCTTGTAACATCTGCAGGGTCTCTATAATTATTTAATTGTAATACAATAGATACTATTGTATCTCCATCATTATTAATTGTATTAATATTAATTCCCTTTTCAATAAGTTTTGAAATTAGAATAAGGCGAATATTATCTTCTATATTTGCTCTTAATATCAACTCAACTGCATTAGCCCCACCCCATGATGCGTTAGTATAATCAATAAATACCCTTGGATAACTTAGAAATCTATCAGACCACTTTCCAGAATCATTAGCAGTTGAACATCTAAATAGAAATAGATCATTCATTAATATACTTTCTAATTCCTTGTGATTTGTAGATAACATTAACTCATCAAACAAAAGAGATAAAAAATATCTAGAAATTGTTTTAGACTTTTTTTGTTGAAACGATAAGAGTGTTGGTATACTTATTACATCTTTACATAATAGAATGAGTTCCTTTTCATAATCCAATTTATCTTCTTTTTGTTCTACCTTTTCCATATATAGTTTATATACAAAGGTATATACTGGTAAACAAAAATCATACATCGCATCATCTTCTATCAAGAGAAGAAAATCCTTGTAAAAATTTCTAATACTTTCTAAATCATTTGAGGTTAATTGAGCAACAATGTATTCACGTAGGAGTGATGGGTGTTTCTTAAATAAAACTGCAGACCCTTCCTCGTTTTTAATTTCAATAAAATAGTCTAATACTCCTTTAACTAAGTCTCTATCAGTTTTCTCAGTTATTCCATCTACTAGTTCTTTATAATCAATGTTAAGTTCTAAGACTGGTCTGATTAAATAATATAATTTTACTTTTAATATATAATCAAGTAGAACCTTCTTCATTGGCTCAGTAAATTTAGGAGAAATGATTATTTTACTTAGATGCTCCCTATTTACCTCTTTTGTATTAGCAGGGCTTATAAAATATATAGATTTGCTTATATCATCTGAATTTACTATATCATCAAATGCCATTTCTTTTAAAATATTAATATTTTCGTCGGTAATTGATCCGTATAAACCACGATTATACCGTTCGCGATAATAATAATCCGCGTTTTTGTTTGTCCATTCTATTAATACACTATAAGAAGAAAGGCTTTTTATAATTGGCATGCATAACTTAAGTTGTCCATCATTATATACCTTTATCAAGATATTTATTTTATCATAATCAGTCCATTTACTTTCCTTGTAATATTTTTCCACTAAGTCTTCTCTCCCCTTTGTAATAATTTTATTCATTATTTTATACAAGAGTTTCCAGGGGTAATATTTCTTTGATTTAAAAATATCGAATAATAATATACCATATATATCATCTACATTTGTATTATATTCTACAAAAATATTAAGTAAATCAAGAATATGATCTACATTCTCAAAAGTAATAGTATTCGTGAATTTTAATAGCTCCTTATATATCTCAGGAGTTACCTTAGGAGAAGATAATATTGCACTAATACGTTTATGTATATACGGATATAATCTAGGATTGTAGTAAATTCCAGGTAAAAATACAAATGACGTTATATTAGTGAAATTATGTTGTTCTACTATATGATAAAATACCAAATCGGTCAATTTCGCATCGCAAACATTTAATGACCTATACTCTTTATTTTTTTCTATTATAGGATCAAGTATATTTATCAGGTTTCTATTGTTATTAATTATTTCTAATACAGGGCATATTTCGTTCCACTTAATATCTTCAACAATATTTACTATTTTAGTTAGCATCTCTCTTTTCAATTCTTCACTAGTTTTGTCCGATATAAAACAGAGTAAGAATGGTATGAGGCTAGTTAAGTCAAGAATTATACGAACTCTAAAATATTTACCCTCTGTAAGTAAATCATTAAATAGCAATTGTATTATATCTTCTGGTAACGTTTGAATAGAACTGCAGATACCTTTGTAATAGGAAAAATTTTCTGCATATACATATGGCACTTTATTATCAGGTGTATTATACAACTCTTTTCTCTTTACAACTAACCTCGTAATTATGTCCTTATTCTTGTCATTGTAGGATTTCAGAAAAAATACAATTATCTCATTTAGTATTTGAGGAAATTTTATATCTGTTAACAATTTTTCTATACGTCTATTTTTTACTTCAATAGGATACGATTCATTAAAATAATTTGTAATATTATTTTTTTCGTTATTATGTATCGCATAATCAAAAAATACGTCTTGAATATCTAAATTAGTAATTTTCCATATAGAACCTACTAAAAATTCATTCCTATATATTGAAGGACCGTCATATTCTAGTAATCCTTTAATTACGTCATTTAGCTCATGAAAAATACATTTTTGAATTATACAGTAAGATTCTGATCTATATCCTGATTTTATATCGTTTAATGGTATTTTTTTTGCAATAATATCTCTATTTATACGTTCTCTTAGAATTGTTGGATTGTCACCTATTAAATTACATAAATACTCCAATTCGCGTGTTCTTAACATATAATTATATACGATAGTCTTCAATTCATCATTATCGGAAGTTTCAGCCCACTCTAGTATAGATAAATCAAATTTCTTATTTTCTTCTACATTACTAGCACACATCGATCCGGGTAGACACGATTTAGCTCTATGTTTTATTGTGTAATCCCAAATTCCTTCTAGACGATTTTTAAAATCAGTTTTTTCAAATACATTCTTTAAGAAAAGCATAATAGAAGGGTTCATTGTTAGTTTCGGTATAAAATCCAGAGACCTGATAATTAAATCTTTATCGCGCATATATTTAAAAAGTATATCACTTCTTGCTGCATCAAGATAATGAAATACAGCCATGTCCTCTTTATTTTTTAAGAAAAGATCAGGCGAAAAGGTCAGTATAGCACTAAATATATCATTCGACCCCTTCTGAGAAGAAATCATTAGTGGTGTATTGCCATTTTCATCTGGTGAATTCACGTCTGATTTCCCTACAAGTTTTGATAGCTTATCTTTAACTTCAGGTAGCTTGTTTTCTAGGATTGTCTTAATAAGGCCGGGTCCGCCTCCTCTCTTTCTACTTTTATTTCGTATCATCATTCTTAAATTATACTAAGATTTATTATTTTGATAACAAAACCACATTTGCTACGGTAATCATCAGAGCTCCAAGTGCCCCCATGGCAGTTGGTTTCTCACCATTGAATAAGTAACCAAATACATAGGCTGCAACAACACCAAAGAAACTCAGCATACTGAATACAGCTGTAGATATCAGCGGAATTGCTGTGACTCTCATCGAGTAACCTGTGAAACCAATGAAGGTATTGAAGAGAATCATAGGTAGCCAGACCTTCCAGGATAAATCTACCTTGGGAATCTCAAGTCCCCCTGGTTTTGCACCAAGCATTCCTGCAACAACTGCAGGCAACATCCAGAGTCCAGCACCACCATACAGCTCAAGGAGTCCCTTGAATCCTCCTTCCTTCTCTTTCATCAACTTGAAATAGAAATATATGGCTGTTTCGGTGAGGGCTGCTAGCAGGGCACACAGGGTTCCCACTGGTTTCTCCAAGTCCAAGATACTGCCTTTCTCGGGATGGGCAACTAGAAACATGCCAATGAGAGCCAGGAGAATCCAGGGCATGGAGGCCAAGGGAATCACTTCACCTAAGAGAAACCAGGCCCCAATGATATTCCAGATGGGGTAGGTATAGAAGATGGCCATGGCATTTCCTGGCGACAAATCAGCAAATGCCTTATAGCTAACGCTGATATGTGCCAAATTTAAAAGACCTGCGCCAGCCATAGTCTGCCAGGAAATATTGCTAAATTGTTTTGAATTACCGGTAGCGACAATTGCAGATGAGGCCGTAACTGAATAAACGAGGAATCGTGAAACAATCTGAGTCCATAAGTTCGTTGGGACTGCTTTAATTAGAATGGGATATGCTGACATTATGACTTCGCTAAACAGCACTAGTCCTTCAGCTAGCATCTTATTTATAGACAAGAAATTACAAAGATATACTATCCATGTAGTTTACTGGGGTTTATATGAATGTTGTTGCACGTTTTATAAGAGAAGTCATATAAAAAACTTACATCTCGCTCTTACGCTTGGAAGCCTCCTTCATGGCGTCACCGAGCTTCGCATTCTTATCCTTCTTCTTCATTTCAGTATATATCTTCTTGACGAATGCAGTCCACTTTGAAACCTTGCGAGTTCCGCGTCTCTTGGATCCCTTTCTTGCTCCACCAGTTCTTGTGCAGGCCATATTATACTTATTCCTAAGAAATTAATTGAATCCTATGGCTTTCCCAAAGCAACTTAGTGCATAGATATCTGACGATAGAAGTAGTAGGAGAAATAGAATAACATGTTCTATCCTCTCATCTTTCAGTCGCTGAATCCATTCTGAGTGCTTCAGAATAATAATTGTCGGAAGGGCACTAGTAAGACCAATTATAATCCACCCCATAGATGGTTTATGTAGACCTATTAAAAGTCCTGCCAATACATATTCTGCATTATGTTGGCGAATATTCGTTACTAAATCAACTGTAGCATCTTCCATTTTATCAAAGACAGATTTATCATCAGAGCTCATTCGTAGTTTCTATACTGCGTTGATAAATCATCAATTTTTGGCCGCAATTGTTCATATGCCTGAAGGCTGTCTAATTGGTTGTTCTCTGCAAAGCCCTCTGGAACATAACGACTTGAGAATCCTCGTGATAAAATACGTTTGGATTCCTCTTCACCACGGACTGATTTGTTTTCTTTTACAGATCCACGGAGCTCACGTGCCACATTTCGCGGATCATATTCTGGAGCATGTTGGTCAAAAAATACGTTGCCGACTAGCTTGGGTCCTGCGGGATCAAACGCGGGTGCAGGGGTTGAAAAGGGCTGCTGATTTCTTGATGAAAGTCCATTCTGGTCATTATATTGCATACCAACCCTTGGGCCAAAACCTGATGTAGATGGCTCTGGCCGGAAGAAAGCTTGTTGGATGGGAGCAGAAGACCTCTGGAGCTCTAGATTTCTAGCATTTGCTGTATCACGAGTGACTTCTTCACGACGAGAACGTGGAATAAATTGAGGTAGAGGTATACTTGTAATTTCCACTGTAGGTATACTTACAGACATCTAAACTCTATTGGATTAGTTATATACAGATGATACTCGCACCGTATTTTTGGAATACGAGTGACCCTAATTGGTTTAAACTAGGTATTTTTCTTTCTGCAGGGGGTCGTGAACAGTGGCAGCTTGATAGCAAGGATAAGGACAAGCAAATTCTAAAGATGTTGAAAGAGAATGGCTTTCCAGTATTAGGACTGAAAAGGCAGACTGATATGGTTATAGCATCTATTGACCCAGGTGTCAATCTGAGTGAATTTTACACTTGGGATGAAATTAATCCGAAGACATCACAGGAAGATGTCTGGCGAATCTTCACAATTCCTGCTGCCCTATGGACATGTCCCGTATTTAAGGAACAGTTCTGGAAATCAAGTGGTCTGCCGCCTATGATTTCTAGTGCACTTGAACTTTCCATCTAAGGCCTTCGTTTCATAATACTATAGAATGGGTGACGACACTAGAAATAAAACTCAACGAAACACATTTAATGCCTTAGATATAAGTGGTGCACTTGCACTAGGATTTTCCGAAAAAACCTTTCAAAGCTTGAATAACGACGCCGTAAACGCCTTAAAGAGACCGTGGCATAAGCTAGAGCGTGGCTTACGCATTGGTCGCCTACGTGAATATGTTGCACGTGAGAAAGTGAAGCTCACCTTATCAGATGAAGATTCTGATGCGCTATTCAAGCTTCTGTGTAAGGGACTTGATCGTAAACTTCTGAGTAGCAAGGCGGCAGTCACTTATGATTTTAATGAAGAGCAAATTTTGGAGGTAAAGGGCCTTGTTGCTCATACGACTGCTACAGGCCAAGTCAAATACCAGCTTATTGAGAAAAAGTCTGGGACTACTCAGAAGAAGCGAGTAAAAGAGACCCCGACTATTAGTAATGGCGAGTGATAAGGCACTACATTCGCGTATAAAAATGAAACAGGTTAACCTACCAGAAAAGGTAATGACTACACTTGATCATGTAGCACAATGTTTAGAAGAATGGGAGAGCCATATTCCTAGGCCAACCCATACGGACCTGAAAAAGCAATGGACAAATTCAATGAAGGAATATTTGGAGTCTATTAATGGTGATGAGGATGCCATGGTAGATTCAATTATTTATGGACTAATTGAGGCATATAATGAATGGGATGGTGATGATTATTCTATAGCAGTTGATCATGATAAAACGTTTGCGCTAATGCAGCGTCCTCAGACAGCGCAGAGAACTGCTGACTGGTATTCGGAATTCAAGCGATGCCTAACAGCCAGTGAATTATTCAAGGTATTTGGGTCAGTAAGGGAACGTGGTATTCTCGTTATGCAGAAGGCAGGTTTAATAGAGTTACCAGGACGCAGTTCTTCTGCAGTTGTCTTAAGGCAAAATATGAGCCCATTTGATTGGGGGATTTGTTTTGAGCCAGTAGTTAAACAGATTTTGGAGGCCCATTGGGAGGCAATTATTCATGAAGTTGGGCGATTTGTTCATTTGAAGGAAACACGTCTGGCAGCAAGTCCTGATGGACTTATTATTAGATCCTTGAAGAATCCTGAAATGGGAGGCCACCTTCTGGAGATAAAATGCCCAAAATCCAGAGTTATAGGTTTGAAGATTCCAATGGAGTATTTCTATCAGATGCAGCACCAGTTAGAAGTTACTGGAGTTAGGGCATGTGAATATGTCGAGGCCAAATTTGATTTCATTCAAAAAGTCGACTTTAATAAGACGGAATCTCCGTGGTTTGGAAATGTTGCAGTTGTAGGTTGCTTCAATGAAGCATATTCTGATTGGATTCCTTCTAAATATGTATATGGTCCACTTGGTGACTTGGATTGGATACCTGACCTAGGATTAAATGAGAAAACACTGGAAATAAACTCATGGGCCTGTGGGAAAATTCATCACGAGCGTCTTCATCGCGATGAGGCGTGGTTTGCTTCCTTAATGCCAAAGATTGAGGAATTTTGGTTAGATATTGAGAAGGCTAAGAAAGGTGAATTTATCTTACCTGAGAGTAGTAGAAAGAAAAAGGTTGTATGTATGATCGATGATGATACTGAATCAGAAAAGATTTCTACTCCAGTATGTCAATTAGAATAAAAAATCCTATAGTTGTCTTATAGGCCTACTTCTCTATTAAGTAAAAATCGCGTATTACGAACACGTCGTAAGAGTTGAAAGTAAGATCTACATCGTTGTTGGAATCGGATAAATGGTAAATTCAGCGATTTAAAATGAGGTATGCCAGATGGGAATTCTACTTTTAGTATTGTCCAATGTATTACATTTTCTAATGAAATACACTGTGCACTCATCCCTCGTGCATAATAAGAGATCTGAAGACTTAGAAATTCATTAGATCTACTAAGTTTTAGCATATAGACAGGAGGCATTTTATTTATAAAAAGATAAAGATAGCTCTCTCAATAACGTAGAACCATTATCTGGTTTTTCTTTCTTGTAGTTATTAGTCATTTGTCCAAAAGTGCCAGTTTTCTCGAGACGTCGTTGCCCGTCTGCAATATAGGCACACTCTGATTTCATGTTTGCCAAGCGTCCTTCAGCGGGTTTCAAATAATCTCCAAGAAGATGATAAGGGGTTCGTGGCACATCTAGAGTAGAATCAGCCGGACCTGATAATTGAGGTAACGGGCTTGTTAGAGGCATATTGCATAATTGTTGCGCTGGATATCCAGTGTTTTCTATAAAGTCAGTGAATAAATCATATGTCAGAGGTGGGTATATTACATAAACTACAATCATTGCTAGCACACCCACAAATAATAATGATATAATTTCAGAAACCATCTTTCTTCTAATTAATATCCATTAAAAATTAGACATGGCAGAATCTTCTAGTAATGATGATTCATCTGTAGTAATAAAACAAGACTGGAATCCTGGAGTTGAATATATGTTGGCTGGGTGGTGCGATGAGGCAAAATGCTTTGAATGGATGCATACAGAGTCATATGCATTTTTTGATAAGAGGTCTCGTGCATTGGCTGTCGCGACAAATATTCTAATTGCAGTGAGCGGTGTTTCTAATATTATGGCAGGTGGTGTGCAAATTAATGGATTTCAACTTGCATGGGTTTTTGGCTCTCTAAGTGTTCTCATAAGTATTGCAAATATGTTACAAGAGAAGCTCGCCTACTTGGCAAAATCCATTCAACATAATCTCTATGGAACACAGTGGGGAATCATTCGTAGAAAGATTGAAGAACAACTTTCTATTCCTCCAGAAGCGCGTAAAGAATGTGGATCTTTTATGAAATACCTAAGGGCTGATATTAATCAGGTATCTGTTGATGGAAATTCTATGATTCCTGAATTTATACGTTTAGCATGTAATGATAAATTTGGTAGAATTGCTGATTTTGATGTTCCGGATATCTGCGGAAAAATGGAACATACCCGAATTTACATAAGACCGGCTCAAATTATGACTGTTAATAGTCATAGTCCGATTCCAATTAATTCTACTGATTGACTCCTTGGGCGTATAGCTGGGTCCATTCTCTTGCAACCAGCTCATACTCAGCCCGATCTTTCTTATATTGGTTTGCAATATCAGGCATTAGAGGATCATCCGGATTAGGATCTGTGAGCATAGAGATGACTGATAAGAGAACTTTGGATATCGTCAAGGCCGGAGACCAATTTTGCTTCAAAATATCAAGACAGATGAAACCCTCTTTGTTGATATTTGGATGATAAATCTTAGTGGTGAACATTATGCGTGGAGGCTTGAATGGGTAATCTATTGGAAATTGTATTGTTGTATTGAAAATTCCCCCAGAATATGGAGAATCAGAAGGACCGAAAATAACCGCCTCCCAATTAAACATATCATTCTCATCTACGGGCCCAGCACTACAATCACCAGGAGGGTCCTTTTTTAAGTCAATAAGTTCTTTCGTAATACGTTTTGATGCTGCCATTTATACTACGCTCATCCCCTAAACCTATCATCAATTTTTTACCATGCTTAAAAAATTGACGACCTTTTGCGTTCAAATAGATTATTACAAACTAACAATGCAGCGTAGTATGCATGTAATTAAGCGTGATGGTAGCGAGGAGCCCGTTTCCTTTGACAAGGTTCTCAAGAGGATTCAGAAGGCTGCTAAGGGTCTAGCAGTCCAAGTAGACACTCTTGCTCAGAATATTATCTCTCAAATCTGTGATGGAATCTCTAGCTCAAAGCTTGATGAGCTTGCAGCTCAGCTTGCGGCCAGTCTCTCCACTCTTCATCCCGACTATGCAACTTTGGCATCTAGGCTAACCATCAGTAATCACCACAAGAATACGGAGATGACCTTTGCACAGGTAGTAGATACTCTCAGGAACCAGGTGTCTGTGCATACAGGTAAGGCTGTATTCTATGTCTCTGAGGAGCTTCACCAGCTAAGCCAGAAATATGCCGACCTTATTGAGTCACATATTGATTATCAGCGTGATTATGATTTTGACTACTTTGGATTCAAGACTCTTGAGAAGTCATATCTGCTGAAGGATACAAAGGGTCGTATTCTTGAGAGACCCCAGCATATGTGGATGAGGGTTGCACTCGGTATCTGGACCACGGGTCAGAGCACTACGCAGACCCAACTTGACCAGGCCTTTGAGACGTATGACCTGATGTCCCAGAAGGTCTACACTCACGCCACGCCCACCCTCTTCAATGCTGGAACTCCAAGACCCCAGCTCTCTTCTTGCTTCCTCCTGGCTATGAAGGATGATAGTATTGATGGCATTTACGAGACTCTTAAAGATTGTGCAAGTATCTCCAAGTTTGCTGGAGGCATTGGGCTCCACGTTCACAATATCAGGGCAGCTGGGTCTCTGATTGGTGGAACAAACGGTAGGAGTAATGGGATTGTGCCGATGTTGAGAAATTTCAATGCCACTGCACGCTATGTTGACCAGGGAGGTGGTAAACGCAATGGTTCCTTTGCCATCTATCTGGAGCCCTGGCACGCTGATATTGAGGACTTTCTCAAGCTGAAGCTGAATACGGGTGAGACTGAGGAACGTGCGCGTGACCTCTTCTATGCACTATGGATCCCTGATCTCTTCATGCAGCGCGTGGAGGATGACGCGCAGTGGAGCCTCTTCTGCCCACATGAGGCCCCTGGTCTGGCAGATGTGTATGGTGATGAGTTTGACGCACTCTACACTAGATACGAGAAGGAGGGGCGTGCTCGTAAGTCAGTATCTGCTCAGAAGCTCTGGTTCAAAATTCTTGATTCTCAGATGGAGACTGGCACTCCTTACCTCTTGTATAAGGACCCTGCAAATAAGAAGAGTAACCAGAAGAATCTGGGGACAATTAAGTCTTCCAATCTCTGCACTGAAATTATTGAGTTCTCTAGCCCAGAGGAGACTGCTGTGTGTAACCTTGCATCTCTAGCTCTGCCGGCCTTTGTTTCAGCAGATAATAAGTCCTTTGACTTTGATAGACTGCGGAAGGTCACAGCTTCAGTGGTAAAGGCGCTGAATAAGGTAATTGACATTAACTTTTATCCGATTCCTGAGGCCAAGCGCTCTAATATGCGCCACAGACCCATTGGCCTTGGAGTCCAGGGACTGGCAGATGTCTTTGCCAGGCTCAGAGTGCCTTGGGAGTCTCCAGAGGCAACGAGGCTCAATCAGCTCATCTTTGAGCACATTTACTATGCGGCAGTAGAGGCCAGTTCTACTTTGGCAATTACTCAAGGTTCGTATGAGACTTTTGAGGGTTCTCCTGCATCCAAGGGTATCTTGCAGCCTGATATGTGGTCAGTTACGCCTATCACGGAGTCTGAGAAGACTCTGGACTGGCTCACGCTCCGTGCAAATGCAGCACATGGTCTGCGTAATTCTCTTCTTGTGGCTCCGATGCCTACAGCGAGCACTTCTCAGATTCTTGGTTACACAGAATGCTTTGAGCCAATGACCTCCAATATTTATGCCCGTCGTGTTCTTGCAGGCGAGTTCGTCGTGGTCAATAAATACCTCATTGACGACTTGATGAAATTGGGAATTTGGTCAGAGGCAGTAAAGCAACAAATGATTGCGCGCAATGGCAGTGTCCAGGGAATTAAGGAGATTCCAGAGGATCTGCAGGCACTTTATAAGACATCATGGGAGATTAAGCAGAGAGTGCTAATTGATATGGCGGCTCAGCGCGGGGCTTTCATTTGCCAGAGTCAGAGCTTGAATCTCTCAATTGAAAATCCGACATACGCCAAGCTTACCAGCATGCATTTCCATGCTTGGAAGCAGGGATTGAAGACAGGGTGTTACTATTTGCGCACAAAGGCTCCGGTAATGGCACAGAAGTTTACTGTTGATCCTCGTATGCTACAGGGAAGTGTAGTTGAACAAAATGTAAGGAATTCTGAATCAGAAACTGAATCAGATTCTGATGAGGAGCTAAGCCCTGAGGAGAAGAAGAAGCGTGATAGAGCTGCTTTATTGGAGCGTCTAGCTAAGGAGTATGAGCAGTCAGTGAAGGAGGCGAAGGAGGCAGCAGCGTCAGGGGAGGGATGCACAATGTGTTCTTCCTAGATAGATGGAAGGTTCTGGTTATAAAGAATTAAATGTGAATTTAGATTTTTTAGATAAACTGGCAAATGAAGATACAGGTGCAAAAAATAAAAAAATATATGAGGCATTTTCTGGTATAAGTTTTTTAATTTTAGAAGCAAGGGCTGGGCAATTTAAACGAGGATGGGCTTCAAGTCTAAAAGATCATTATAATGATCAGCTATTTAATTCAAGAGATTGTCGTGTCTTAGAAGAAGTTACTCAGACATATTTTAAACCTATTTTTCAAGGCACCATAGGAATTTCACAAGTATATTCTGATAAGCGATTTTCTGAAGTCGATGATTATTTCAATGAACTAGCTCAAATGGTGAAGGGTGTCTCAAGAGAATTTGGCACATTTAGATTTTTTCATGAACGAGGAATTGATTTTAAAGGCCTTGCAATTCCTCTTCAATCAGGCCAATGTAAGAATATAAAGGTTCCACTTGGCCCTAGGGCAGCACCCGTTACAATTGGTTTAGTTATTGAAGCAATACGTATTATTTTTCAGATTTCACCACAAAATGCCGAAACAACAAGAGGAATAAATTTATTCTTGTTAGGGCTTATAGATATTTTAAAGGGTGATTGGAAACAAGGTATTGTGTGTGTGTCTGAATTTTTTCAGACTGCACCACTAGTAGGTAGATTAATTGAAAAAGTAATTCTCAAGATTTTAGAGTTTATTGCGCCTGAACTCCAGGAATTCTTGGAGGGATGTGAATTTAAGGACCTATTGACTGCATTCTTTCTATGGGGATTTACTAATTTTTCTCCAGATTCAGAACAACATGTATTTAAAAAATATATGAATATTCATGATTATTGTTCACTATCTCAAGATAATATTAAGATTATAGAGACTAACTTTAATGATCACTTAGATAATATGCATGTAATTAAATTATTCTTAAATTTAATGTCTTCTAGAAAGACTCCTGTAACCATTTAGCAGAAATATCTATCCATGAAATAATTGTGTTTGATTTCTTCAGAGTTTCTCTGAATACATCAAGCTTAGGATCCCTCATAATTTCAATGATTTTCAGGGCAATATTTGCAAATGTGTTAGGGCTCATATCACCGAGGTCAAACTTAATTCCTTCTCTATCCATGAAGACACCGAAGTTTGAGATTAAAGGAATTGCACCAGTTACTAGACTCTCTTTAACTGTGATACAGTCTATTTCTGCTTCAGAATTTGACAAATATATATGAAAGTTAGACAAGTATTTTTCTCTAGCAATTATATTCATTGGTTGTCGTCCATGATCCATTACTCCTTTTGACGCAAGTAGGAGAGTCATAGCCCTCTTGAATTCATCATCTTTGACTAAATCCATGCCATAATATACATGGAGTTCTGCACGTGGTTCTACCTGTTTTATAATTGGCCAAACGAATTTCAGAATAGGAAATAATCCCCGTGTATAACACGAACAATACGTGAATCTATAGGGATTCCTTGGAACCATATCTACATTTTTTGAAAAATCTTCAAGGCGAACACCATTTGGAATAATGGTATATCGACTAGAATCTAATTTAAGTCGTAAATATTTCTCAAACATTTCCTTGTGAAAGTTACTTTTTAAAAATACCTTAGTTATTTTTTGATTATATCTGAACCACATCTCCATTAGTTCTTTAGGAAAATTGCCATCGTGCAAATCTAGCCAAACGTGTTTCGCTTTTAATGGAAAGGGTAAGGCACAAATCATTCCATATGTCCTCCATAGCACTACTATATCATGCTGCTCATTAAACGGAAATTTCTTCCAGTCAATGTAATCAACTCCTTCTACTGTTTCCTCTGGCATCATTCCGTATACCGCTACCTTTTTTCCTAACTTAGTCCAACTCTGCGTTAACTGAACAATAGCTTGCTCTGAGCCTCCAAGCGTGTTTGATTTAGGATCCCATGGAGAACAAAATCCTCCTGCAAAGTATACAATATCATACTTGCTTTTTTGCTGATTGTAAAATAAGGACTTGTATCGGGTGAAGAATGGTTCCTTTATTAAATCAGTAACAGGGCCTAAAACTTCAACATTGGATTGTATTATCTTACATACTCCTGCATTTAAAATTTCACGCTTATTAAATGTATTCTGTGTATGACTAGATTGAACGGTTGTCTGCTCAGGATCTAATTGAATCATAGGCTCCTTGAATTCATTGGTGAAACTTGGCTCTTCTCCAGCTTCCTTTGAATCGTCGTGAGAATGTTTCTCTAAATACTGCTTCTTCCAAGCAAAACAACTATTTATTGAATGATTCTCGCCAAATCCCTTAAATTTGCATAGTTTTTCTAAAGTATAGTCATATATATACATTGCAGAACATCCTGCTATTAGCTTGGAAGATGCCTGAAGTTGCTCTACTGCATGTTTTACTCGGTTCACAGGGTAATAGTCATCATCATCCATTACCACTGTAATATCTCCAGAGCATGCACGATTCCCCTTATTTCTCAAGGCACCCAGTTTCTCACCTGGCTTTTTTTCAAGATATAGAATTGTTAACATTAAACCTGAAAATTCCTTGAGTTGTTTGATATTATCAGCATTTATAGCAGCATCTTCATCTGACTTACTTCCTTCCACTATTACCCACTCAATGATATTCTGATATGTCTGAGATTCAATTATATCCTTTAGAATTTCCATGCATGGAAACCGTTTCAATTGTGTAATTGTGACAATTGAAACGGTTGGATTTTTATTTATCTTGTCTTTTTTGCCCATATAGTTAATATTCTTATAAATGGTTTAGACAGCCTCTTATGCTTAATTAAGCAAGGTCTCTGGCAGTTATACTGCCTCCACTTGCACTCCCACGAGCCCATGGAGCCATGTGATGAATTGCTTATCCCATCCCCAGAAACACCCTGTCTGAGCACGACCAGCAATTACACGTCCACTGGTATTTGTTCCATGATTCAGTGCCACTAGAATTTGTTGGGGTGGAATTTCCAGGAATGCAGTCCCTTCAGGAATAAAGGCCTCGCCCTCAGATTGTTGTTGATCAGGGAAGGGATGCTCAACGGCATATTTCTTCCAGAAGCAGAAAGAAGCTTCACTCACTCTCTGGCATTGCGGTAAGGCCCAGGGAGGTGTATTTACTGCGCTTATACCTTTCTGTAAATCATACATTGCAATCATTGTGCATCCCACAACCTGGGCCTCTGGAAATGCCTGAAGCCATGCTACGCGACGTCTAAAAGAAGATGCAGGGTAGACGTCATCGTCATCCATATTTACACAAATATCGTGTTTGGCGTGCTGCACTGCCTTATTACGCTTGTAGCCAATTGAACGCTTCTTAGTCATTGGAACATACGTAATCTCAAATCCAGGTTCTCTTGCTTCAAAGGACTTAATCTTGTCTAGAACACCCTTTGAAGGGTCGTCGCTATCCTCTACGACAACCCATTGAATTTTATCCTTAGGATAGTCTGAGACAAGAAAATTTAAGAAAGCCAGATCAATGAAATTACGGCGATTATATGACAGAGTAAGAACAGAAATTGGGGGGCAATCGGCGTGCCCTAAGACAGGTGGTATCTGAGCTTGAGACACTGCTTTATTCAGTAAATTACTCACATGTTTCTGAATCATATGCTTAAAATCATTCCATCTTTTTATAGATATTTCTACTTGTTGCTCGCCACTAGGAATCGCCTGGAGTGCAGACTTGATATTTTCCGTCGTCACAGAAGAAAAATCTGCTAAAAAACCAACATGGTTTTTTCCTTCTTTTACACAAGGGGTTTCTAGAAATCCAGCATACTCTGCAGATCCATAGTATTCCTTGTAAACTGGCAAAGTATTTAAAATCATCGCCGCGGATCTAGCCTCCGCCTGAGCTGCAGTAAAACCGAATCCTTCTGCTGCACTAATACAGACGTGGGTCGCAGAGCGTTGATTTAACTCTTCAAGTTCAGAAGCTTCTAGGAAACCCCTCTTTACCGTGACCGATGGAGGAAAGGGTCCAGTCAGATCTACCTCTTCTAAAGTAGTCGTAACAGTTAAAGGAAAGTCTGAAGGCCAAATCGGTAGCAAGGCTCGAGCTGCGATGTGCTTATTCTGAGAAGCACCAAGGACCCATAGAGCCTGTCTTAGCCCAAGAGCTGACTGATTCACTGGTTTTAGAGGTCCCCGCACAGCCCAGGGAATATGCGTAGCCCTTGATCCAAATTCTTCAATACGACTTAGCTCTTTTATCCAAACTTGGCTAAATCGTTCACAGTAGGGAAGCCAATTAGGTGAACACCACTCGGGATTTACCATCCAAATCTGTACAGGCGCCCAAGGTAGCCATACAGGGTGAGGAACTTCCAGGTGAATTACGATATCGGCAGGGCTAGGAGGTTGAAGGGGGTCTAATTTTACAAATTCAACTGAACCAAGATTAAAACCGGTCTGTCTTTCAAGGGCCTTTTCAATTAAAGATGCATCCTGACTTAGCCCGAACGTATTAGACTGATTCCAAAGTAGAACTACACGCGTCCTTGTGCGTGACATTATGTGTCTAAGATTATATTCTTTCTATGGTTTAGATGGTATTTAGAAAGGCAATTATACAAGTTTATTCTGGAAATGAACCATTGGGGTTTAATGATTTTGTTAAGGGGACATTGAGGCTATTTAATTATGCAATTGATCACAATATTGATGTTAAGGTAAATGTTTCAGGCTCTGAGTTTGAGCAATATATAATAGTTAATAATTTTGTATATGATACTGAAAATATTAAGCCTAAAATATATTATATGCATTCAGATCAAGCATTATTGATTAAGGACCTTGATGATTTTATGACTAGTCCAGAACCTCTTTTTATTTTAACATCAGATGTTTGGTTAGATCGCTGTGATATTTATAATATGTCATTTTTGGGATTTGATGCTATAGTTAGGTACAAAGATACACTATATGCTGCAGCCTTAGAAAAAGTCTCAAACAATTTACTATATAGACGTGGTTCTGGATCAGATAACTTGCTTTATGGGTATAGCATTATATACGTAAATAGAGATGACTTTAACTTTAAGAATACTGCTAGAAGTATTTCTGGATTAGCAAATCAAATACGTAAGAGTCTAGATTTTAATAAGGACATAATGGTTTTTTCTAATAGTATACAATTGCGAAAAATTTTATCAGAATATATTGAAATGAATTCTGCAGCAGTTCAAAAAATAGATGATTCAGATATTGATATAGGTGTAGAGGAGAGTTTTCCCACGGTTCGTGATATTATAATTGATTTTATTATTTTGATGAAATCTAAGAAAATCTACAGATTTACAAGTAATGCAATGCAAACTGGGCATAATGTTAAATATAATGTTGAACCATCCGTTTTAACAAATGTATATGAGACTGCGTTTGATATAAATAATATTATAGGAAATCTCGAAATTACAACAATTCCGCTATATTATAGGGTATATACTATTATAGGATGCGCGCAGCCAACCTCGCCATTGCGCTTACAAGGACCATCTATAATGAAGTTTGATATATCTGGAAATGCGAGATCCGAAACTATAGCCTCGCAACCAGGTGTTTCATTAGATTCTTCTGGAAATTATATTTCAGTGTTAAATAATCCTTCAGGAATTGCACTAGATACTTCTGGAAATTTATTTATTGCAGATACTGGTAATAATCGTATTTGTATGTTAGATTTATCTGGAAATTTTACGACCTACGCTGGCTCTGAATCTGGAACTGCTGGATATCTAGATAGTGGATCTTCAGCAGCCTTATTTAATGGTCCTACTGCTATTGCAATTGACAAGAATGGTAATATCTTTGTGGCGGATACTGGAAATAATTCTATACGTATTATTGAAAAACATTATACATATGATAGCAGTGGTGTTATAATTTATTCAGATCATAAAATAGTTAACACATTGGTTGGAAATGGATCTGTAATAGTAAGTTCAGGAAATGGTCAATCTAATAAATTAAATGGACCACGTGGTTTAGCAGTTGATTCGATGGGTAATCTGTATATTTCTGACACTGGGAATCACAGAATATGTAAAGTTACTGCTGGTGGGAAATTAGAAACACTGGCTGGTTCTACTACACTAGACAGTAGTCTAGCATACTTGAGCGGATATGTGAATGGTAAAGGCCAATATGCATCTTTTAATTCTCCTACTGGCCTTACTGTTGATTTAATAGGAAATGTTTTTGTTGCAGATACAGGTAATAATGCTATACGTAGAGTTACGCAGACTGGTATCGTGAGCACAGTTGCTGGTAGTGGTCAGCCATTTTTCAAGGAAGGTAGACGTGACAGAGCCAGTTTCAAGGGACCAGTTGGAATTGTAGTAGATTTGCAGAATATATTATATATTAGTGACACTGGAAATAATGCAATACGACGTATAACTACTGATGGCGATGTATTGCAAATAGTCGGTGCACCTGATCAGAAGAATGGATCAATAGATGGGTATGGAGCCATTGACCCTATGCGAGCATTGGTTCCATTTAATAATAGAGCAACATTTTTTAGACAAACTGCAATTGCCATAGACCATTCTAGAAAATTATATGTTGCCGACACACAGAATAATACAATAAGGAGGATTGATACTATTTATTCTACACCAACTAAGATAAAGCCACTTGCAATGCAATCAATACGTGTTTCACATGGATCAGGTGTAGCATTTACATTGGGTCCAACATTATCTGCCTCTCCGCCTTTACCAGATTCAGTTATTTACGGACATCGTAAAGGAGGAAGATAAATTATCTCGATGAAATAGGATGTCTTCGGACAATGAAATACGAAATTTAGGATATATCGCTTGGAAAAATGATTTATCCTGGATGGAAACACAAAATGGAGATAAATGGGAGGCTTTAATTCACGAGGAAAATCAAGGGTTTAAAAAATCTCTTAAGAACATTGGACCCTTGGTTAAAAAAATGCAGGATGAACTTCGCAGTGATACTAATGACAATGAGAAACCATATATTTTATATGGGTGGAAGATTGAAGGTGAACTATTTGGGCCACAAAAGAAATGGACACATATGGCATCAGGATTTAGTTGTAAGTGCTGGGATGCAGACTTATCTGAAGACATATTTGCTGCAGTTGTTCAGGATCCAGATGGTTTTGAACGGTTTACAATCGAGGTTTACTCACAAAAAAATAAAAGTAAGCCTAGACATCTTAAGACATTATTAAATTGCGGACCATATGTTGCCATTATAGAAAATAGCGTGATTTTTCTACAGTCTGAGAAAGACTTGAGGTATTCTATATTAAGTAAATGGTCTGAAGCTGAAGAGACTGTTTTGTTTCAATTGAATAATTTAGAAGAGAATTTAGAGCTTGGAAGAGGAGAAGACGGATCTGTTTACTTGATTCGTAGTGATTTTACCAAGAAAAAATATTCTTTAATAAATGCAAATGTAAATAAGCTTAATGAAATTAAATGGACAGCAACTCCTCATTTAGAATCATGCATTGTTTCTGATAGCATGTCACTACCTTTCATAAATAAGAACAAACAAGAAACAATAGAATCATTTTCTATAAAGGCAGGTTGGACAGTTACTATTTCAAGGGGTATTAGAACTCTTTGGAAAGGGGAGAAGCCTATAGTCTGGATATGGGGAGATATATCATATGACTCTAGGAATCCATATAGACTTGATATATCCGATATAAGATATGAATCATATACCATTATGTTACCTGAATGGAAGTTATCTAATCCAAAACCAGTTCCCTTTCCTTGCTCATACTATGACAATCCTCTTCCAGTATTTGTAGTTCATCCAAATATAACAGTTAAGGGCCTCCTAGTTACAGCATATGGTGCATATGGAACACCTACTCACGTAGGTTCACTTATTTCAAGGTGGAAACCGTTGCTACTGAGAGGATGGATTATTGCATCAATAATGGTTCCTGGTAGCGGTGATGACAGTAAAGATTGGATAAGGGATGGTCAGAGATTAAATCGTCTGAATGCAATTGAGCAGCTGACAGAATCTATTAAAAGCATGCAAGAAGAACACGGTATTGCACCATTAAATACTGCATTGTATGGCAGGTCGGCTGGAGGTCTTTTAGTTGCAAGTGTTGCAATAAGAAATCCCGGTTTGATAGGATCTCTTTACTTGGAATCCCCATATCTTGATATTTTAAGGACAATGTCTAATCCTGACCTCCCTTTAACTACACTGGAAACAAGTGAATATGGAACGTCAAAAAATCCAGCTAATGTAATCGCAACAGCGATCTGGAGTCCAATGGAGCATATTCCTGAACAAGGTATACCTGAACTTTTAGTTATAGCTAGGACAGATTTAGCAGATTTACAAGTCTTACCATATGAACTTCTGAAATTTATTAAACGAGTTCGCGGTCCTGGTTTAGAAAATGGTCAGGATAAACTCGTGTATATTCACAGTGGCCTTGGGCATTTTACAACTTCTATAAAATCTAGGGCAGAAGATATGGCTTTATTAGAATCTGCTTTTATAGAATCCCCCGGTGCGCGTATAAAAAATCTAGGCTATAAGTATAAAATGCTGATGTCCCGCAAGAACCGCAACATGACCCGCAAGAATAAGGATCGTAAGAATAAGGATCGTAAGAATAAGAACCGCAATGTCACCATGGGCGGTCGCCGTCGCCGCAGCGGTCGCAAGCACTAAACGTGTATATAAAAAGTAAACCCTAGATTTTACATAATCTAAGGTTTACTGAACTAATAGGCCTAAATATTACTTCCTATATTATATTAATGCCAGCAGTATTAACAACAAAAGATACATGCATAATATGCCATGATTCTCATTCAGAACCAATAATTTTTAATAATACTTGTAAGTGTCTAACAGTTGTGCATGCCAATTGTTATAATTGGTATTTGAGAGAGAATAAATATAAATGTCCTGTCTGTAAGGTTGCAGATGTAGAACCTTTTGCATTAAATAATTCTGATTCTAGTGATTGTTCATCAATGCTACTTTGCTGTTTTGTAATTTAGTTTTTTCTAAAAACTTTTTGCTGGCTTTTTTCTAGCTTCGCTTATAAAAAGCTATAGCCAATTCCTAATAAACTGCTTCCTATGTTGCTCATGTGCCCCATGAGCCTTGAGGCCTTCTCTATGCTTCGCGGTTCCATACCCCTTATTTTTCAGAAGATCGTATTGAGCAGCCACGGCTGCATTATCCTCTGAGGCTGCAGACCATTCCTTGACATAAGTATCTTTTGCTACTTTTGCCAATATAGATGCAGCAGCAATTGGCAAATAGAGCCCATCACCTCCAGGGATACACTGGAATTTTACATTAGCGTAGCTATTAGCATTGCTATATCCATAGTTATCGTCGCTAGGAAGTCCCAGAACCCCGTCAATCAGAAGTAGGCTAGGTTTAAGGCCTGCTGAACATGCAGCCATAGCTCGTCTAAATGCCTCTTGATTTGCCCAGGTCATTCCTTTCTCGTCAATTTCCTTGGCACTAACTTGGCCAACGCCCCAATCAATCGCATTAACCTTAATTGCTGCAGCAATGGCATCTCTCTTTTTCTCAGATATCTTCTTACTATCGTTGATTAATGGTGCAACCTCTCTCTGCTTATCAGTCCACTCTTCTTCTGGAGCCCATATAACAGCTCCGGCGTAAATTGGGCCCCAGAAACATCCACGTCCTGCCTCATCAAGTCCTATTTCAATAGCTTCACCAAGAGAAAATGTAGTTTTCATTTTAATGTTTAATAAAATACTATATATAATCAATTTTTCAATCTAACTATGACTTAGATGAAGGCAACGCAGATAATATATTTAGTTATATTCGCTGGAATAGTTTTCTGGATAGTCTCAAGCACACATTTACTAGATATTTCTAAAGAAGGATTTGAAGACCTCCTAACATCACCTATATCAGAACCAGTTATACCAAAGGGTCTAGCTCCAACCAGTATTAAAATGGAATCTATGCCTAATCCAGAAACATTAGATAAACTTCCTTTTGGTCCATATGCACAAATGGCATCGGTTGGATCATTTCAATATAAGGATCCTTCTTTACTACCAGCAGGACTATCGCAAATGAAGAAAATAAACGAAGATATAAGGTCATTCTTAGTGTTTGAAGGCGTAAGTCTAGCAGATACTAGTGATCCAACTGTTCAACTTCCTCTAACACAGTTAAGAGCAGATAGTCAAAAGCTTGAGGCTGAAATAAGTGTCTTGGATAAAAATCCTGGTATAGATTCACAGCTTACCCAGCAAGAGTTAGCTGATATTGAAGGTTCCTTGACATTCTTGCAGAGGAAAGTTAGACTGTTTGAAACATCTGGTGTAGTAACTGAAGGATTTCAGAATCCAGACTCGGGTAAAACCAAGGCATCAATTGATGATCTAAATGCATTTCAGAAGAGAATTTACGCAGCTATACTAACACTTTCAGCATCAGGAACAACCGATCCAGTGGTTCAAGCTAGAATTAAAGCATTACAAAATATGTATACGGCAATAACTGATATGATAACTAAAGTAAATAATGGAACTATGAATGCTAATGATATACCTGTTTATAAGGAGGATATTAATATAATTTTACCAAACCTTGCTAATCCAAATGCACAAATAAATACTCTTTTTAATCAATCAAGTGGAAAGAAATTAAATATGGTAGAAAAACAATTATCCACGTTTGTTGGTGAGGAAAATGCTACATCTGTATTTAATAATTTAATGGATAAGGGAATGTTCCGTGTTAGTGTAGACCTTGGTTATAATACAAATAATACAAATAATACAAATAATACAAATAATACAAATAATACAAATAATAAAAATGCAAATAATAAAAATTCAGCTATATTCTCACAATCAATGCATTTACTGCCTGATGGCACTATGGGTTCAAGTTTAAAAAAGAAACCAGTTCATCCAATGAATAATCATTTACCATTTGATACAGTTACACCTGGAATGGATGATAGGGCTGAATCTAAAAGTAATAATAAGTCAGCAAGGTTTGACTGGAAAAAACGTGTTGAAACCATCTGTGAACAAGTAAGGTTACGTGGTTTAGATCCAGAGGATTTTGGTTGTATTCCGAAGGATTCATTTATGTCTCCAGCATATTCATGGCGTGGGCATGCAAAGATGGTATGTGGTCGTCTAGGCGCAACAATGGATCCAAGTTTACCAATTACATGTGGATGCCCACCTAGTAAATGGAAGGGCTGGACTCTTTCATTATAGAATAATATTTGGTAGAGCTTCAGATTAAGCCTATAAATAGTATTTCATTATGTTAGAAGGAGTGATGAACTTCACTTGGAAACATATGTTAATTTTTGGAATAGTTGCCCTAGTTCTTGGTGGAGCAGGAATTGCTGGTTTCGCCTTTACACGCGTAGGTTTTAGAAATGAAGGAATGCTTGTTCGTGTAGGTGGTTACAGAGAAGGTTTTAGTGATTCCCCGGTCTGTAATTCATGCAATAAACCAAAACCTTCATGCGGATGTAAGAAAAAGAATGTATGTAATTCATGTAATATGCCCAGATCATCTTGTAATTGTGATTCAGGATCTGGATCTGGCTCAAGGTCTCCGCCAATAGCCCCTTGTCCACGCACAATGGAACCTGATCTAAGCAAGTATATTCTTAAGTCACAGATTCCAACATGCAGTAAGGTATCTTCACCTGAGATGTCCAATTATATGTTAAAGACTGAGTGCCCTCCAGTTCCTGACTTGAGTAAGTATGTATTGAAGAGCAGTATTCCTAAGCCCCAACCAGTGATTATAGATAATAGCAAGTGCAAGGGTGATACGGGCGAGTGCCCGCCATGCCCGCGCCCTAGATGCCCTGTAGTGAAGTGCCCACCACCCACAAAATGCCCTACTCCGGCCCCATGTCCTAGAGCAGTATGCCCATCTACAGTTGTAAAGTGCAAGTCTGAAGAATCTACACAGCCTACTGTGCGTCCTTTCCTAGCACCACTTAATATGAGTGGTTTTGGTTTAGCTTAACGCTTTTTGAAAAAAGTGTGCAAAAACTCCTTAACACTTTTTGAAAAAAGTCTGCAAAAATCTAGCAAAAACTTTCATTATGAATATATTATATATTTTAGTATATAATACATACAAATAGTAGCTAATGGTTGTCTATGATACTCCTCATCATTTAAGAACTTATACTAGGAAATCACATGGAAGGTCTCTTGGGCAATATATAAGAAAAGAGGAAAATCGGCCAAAGGGGTCAAATCATATTATGAAAAAACATACGATTAAACCATTTACTCTAAGCAACGCTAGTTCACGTATGGTAAAAACAGTTCTTACTAAAAATGAAACGAGGCGTAGAAAGGCTAACAGAAAAGCTAAAGAAAGGAAAGCTATAGTCGCATTAATTAATAATCAAGATATACTTGACAATATAGGTGTATATATTAATAAGCATGGTAAGCTTGTCAGCATTGAAGGAGAAATTACAGATGATCAATATAATTTACTACTTGAAGAACTTGAGGACAGATTGGATACTACTAATAATGATGATTATGCAGAAAAAATAATTGATAAGGCAATTGATTTTGTAGAAGATCTTCGTGCTGCTGATATTCGCAATCACGAAGTAAATCATTTAACTACTGGGATGGCTGATTTATAAGTAACTTCTTTACAGTATAACACTATAATGGTTTAAACGCAAATCTCTTTCTTAATTTATAAGATGCAGATTTTCATTAAGACTCTAACAGGCAAGACAATTACTCTAGATGTTGAGTCATCTGATTCCATTGAGAATATTAAGTCAAAGATTCAGGATAAGGAAGGTATTCCTCCAGATCAGCAGCGACTTATTTTTGCTGGAAAGCAGCTAGAGGATGGTAGGACTTTGGCAGATTACAATATTCAGAAGGAGTCCACGTTACATTTGGTCTTAAGGCTTCGTGGCGGTATTTAATCTAGAATAAAGTAGCTATGTCCTTGCCTATTTTTACTATTCAAACATTTAATCAAAATACCCTGCAACCTGCTGGTGCTGTATTTGCACAGCGCGTAGAAGCAGTAAGTATGGCTAGAAATGTATTTGCTGGAATATCTGGGAGTGTTGGAGGTAGAAATATGGTAATGGAAAAGAAAATGAATGATTTAACTAAGGTTTTAATGGAAGAATTACAATCACAAACAAAGACTGCATATCCAAATGCAGTTGCACTTGTGGATGTGAAAATGCATTTTTCAGATATTGGCAAAGATGATTCAAATATGTTCTTAGCTGGCCAAGCAAGTGCTACGGCATTGATTAAACGTAATAAACCTGTTGCACAGGCACCTGCAAGTTCTTCTGGACCTATGGCTATGGCTGCGCCTTTGGCTATGGCTGCGCCTATGCCTATGCCTATGCCTATGCCTGGGCCTATGCCTATGGCTGCGCCTATGCCTATGCCTGGGCCTGGACTTGGACCTATGGCTATAAACCAATCAAGAAATTCTAGAGTTGCTAATTCAAAACCTAATAATTCCACAAATCCAGTTCCAGTATCAACCGGTGGAAAATATAGATCTAAACTTGGTAAATCCCGCAAAAATCGTAATTAATCTGCTCATTGGTAGATGGATACCCGATTCTGGGGACCCTCCGGATGGAAAATATTACATATGATAACATTCGCCTACATACCTCGTACTGATAAAGTAGCAGTAAGAGAAATGTTTAAGATGCTTCCTTTTGTATTACCGTGTAAGTATTGCAGGACATCACTTGCTGAATACATGGATCGCCATAGTATTGATGATGCCCTAGAATCACGCGATAAACTTACACGATGGCTATGGAAAATCCACAATGAAGTTAATTCTAAACTAAGAAATCAAAAACTTCCTGTTAAACCTGATCCACCATTTGAGGATGTAGAGAAATTCTATAAACAAATCTTATCAACTGGATGTTCGCGAACGGATTTTACAGGTTGGGATTTTCTATTTTCAATCGCCGATTTACACCCTTATTCTAAGTCAGCTCGCACATCTGTTCCTCTACCCGGCGCACCTCCATGTGATACTATGGCCACATTAGAAGAAAAGAATAAATGGAATTGTTTAAAACCTGAAGAAAGATTGCCACTTTACAATACTTTCTGGAGGACTCTCGGACTTGTTTTACCTTTTAAAGAGTGGCGAGAATCATGGATAAAACATTCAATACAATGGAATAATATGCTTAATACGCGCAGCTCTACAATGAAATGGTTATGGGATATTCGTTGTAATATGGAGCATGATCTAGAACTTCTAAATCGCTGCAATTATTCATTATTATGTAAAAATCTAATGACGCATAGAAGTGATTGTAGTAAAAAGCTCAGGGGAAAGACGTGTAGAAAAAAGAAGACCTGAATAATCAGATATGGAGGAGGTTAGAACTCTAGGATTAACAGGATTCCAGTGGATCCTTATAATATTTCTTATAGGTTGTATTATGAATTATACGTGGTTAGTTTTTGATACCCCTTATGTAAGTGTGCGATCTGGATTGAAAGAGGGGTTTAAATCTGGTGCTACAACGGAGTCAGATAAATCAACAATTACATGGTTTGAGAATGATGAATTATTTGATGATTTCTATGCTTCAGTATATGATAATTTGACACAACTTTCTTCACGATTTCCTCAAGAGGTTGCATTAACACTTAATCAGTGGAAGAAAACGGCAAAAATGGATACAATGGATATTTTGGATTGTGGTTGTGGAACAGGAATTGCCACTATGCTTTTTGTAAAAATGGGAGCAAACTCGGTCGTAGGTCTAGATAAAAGTGAATCCATGCTCCGGCGAGCTAGAGCTGTAACGTTACCTTCAGCAGGACTAACTAATGAGCAGCGAGAGTCTATAAGTTTTCTAAAAGGAGATATGAATCAACAGCATACTTTTAGTGGTGGCAAATTTTCTCATGCTGCCTTACTTTTCTTTACAGTTTATTATTCAAATGATGTTAGTGGCCTCTTTAGAAACTTGCACCACTGGATTCGTCCTGGTGGTGAATTAGCAATAGAAGTAGTAAATAAATTCAAGTTTGACCCTCTACTAGAATCTGCTTCACCATTTGTTGGCACCACCGTTCAGAAGTATTCCAAGAAACGTGTAACTAAGAGCAAAGTCGAGTTTGATAAATTTTCATACGAAGCCGAGTTCGATCTACAAGATCCAACTGCAGAATTTCGTGAAGTTTTTCGTTTTCCAGATAAGTCAGTGCGAAGGCAGCGTCATACATTGCATATGCGTGATATTAATGACTTTGTTCACATTGCTCAGACAACTGGATGGAAATATAATGGTTATGTTGATTTATTGAGTGCTGGTTTTGAATACGCATATGTTTTGATATTTACACACGCCTAATTAGACTATTCATTTTCTCTTAAAACTAGCTACTAGTGCAGCCGCAGCTTCTCTAGCAGCTTCATTCCTTTGAGCTACGGTTAAATTATTTAGGCTTGGTGCTTTAGATGATAACCTTGGTAAATTCCTCGAATGTGTAGACATTATATGCACAGGAGATTTTACGTGCACCCAAGGTGCTACATGCACCCTGGGAGCCACGTGAACCATCGGCTGGGCTTGCCTAAGAGGGACCAAAGGAACTGCAGGAATTGACGGCATAACAGGAGTCTCTAGAACTACAGAAACAGGCTTAGCCGAAGGCATAACAGGTGCTACAGGAGCCTCTGCAACCACAGGAGCTACAACCACAGGAGCTACAACCACAGGAGCTACAACCATAGGCAAAACAGGAGCCTCAACTACAGGAGCCTCAACTACAGGAGCCTCAACTACAGGAGCCTCAACTACAGGAGCCTCTGCAACTACAGGCACAACAGGAGCTTCAGCTACAGGAGTTTCAACTACAGGCACAACAGGTGCCTCTGCTACAGGAGCCTCAACTACAGGAGCCTCAACTACAGGTGCCTCTGCTACAGGAGCCTCAACTACAGGAGCCTCAACTACAGGTGCCTCTGCTACAGGAGCCTCAACAGCAGTCTCAACTACTGGAACATCAACTACTGGAACATCAACTACTGGAACTTCAACTACTACAGCAGCCTCAACAGCAGCCTCAACTACAGTAGCTTCAGCTACAGCAGCCTCAACAGGAGCCTCAACAGCAGCCTCAACAGGAGCCTCAACAGGAGACTCAACAGCAGCCTCAACAGCAGCCTCGACTACTGGAACTTCAACTACAGGAGCTTCAGCTACAGGAGCTTCAACAACTACACGAGCTTCAACAACTACAGGAGCCTCAACTACAGGTGCCTCTGCAAGCACAGAAGCCTCAACAACCACAGGAGCTTCAGCTACAGGAGCTTCAACAACTACAGGAGCCTCAACTACTACAGGAGCTTCAACAACCACAGGAGCCTCAGCTACAGGAGCCTCAGCTACAGGAGCCTCAACTACAGGTGCCTCAGCTACAGGAGCCTCAACTACAGGTGCCTCAGCTACAGGAGCCTCAACTACAGGTGCCTCAGCTACAGGAGCCTCAGCTACAGGAGCCTCGGCTACAGGAACTTCAACTACAGGTGCCTCAACTACAGGAACTTCAACTACAGGAGTCTCAACTACAGGTGCCTCTGCAAGCACAGGAGCCTCAACAACCACAGGAGCCTCAGCTACAGGAGCCTCA